CAGGTGATCGAGGTGGCCGCCGAGAACGACGCGGCGTAGCGCACGCCGATGTCGCAGGTGTAGAACGCGCGGACCCCGACGATGCCCGCCGGGAAGTTCGCGTAGGGGTTGACCTCGACGGCCAACTGGCCCCACTCGCCGATCACGAGCTGCGACCAGTCACCGAAGATCGCGGTGGCGGCCGGCATGTTGGTGCAGGCGTAGGCGTTGTAGCCCGACACCGTGCCGTTGAGCAGGTTGCCCTGCCACAGCGGCGAATCGGTGCTGGTGAAGCGCTGGCGGGCGGCCAGCAGGGCGGCCACGACCGGGGTGGTGACGTAGGCGGCGGTCGCCGGGTTGACCAGGCCGTTCGCCGCGATGACGTCGGTCTGGAACTCCAGGATGCCTGCATACGCCAGCGAGGTGCCCGTGACCGAACCGATGCCGGCGGTGTTGAGGATGCCGCGCGGTTGGCCGCCCGCGGCCGTGCCGTTGATCGCGGCCAGGTCCACCGCGAGCGCGACCTGCGCGGCCAGATCGTTCATCACGATCATCTCGGCCGACGGGTCGGACTGCAGGGTGAGCTGGCGGCTGATCTCGGTGTAGGCCGCGACGTTCTTCGGCGAGAGGGTCATCTGCGCGAAGACCAGGTCGCTCTCGGTCACCGCGGTGGCTTCCGTGGCCAGCCACGACGCCGTCGCCGCGCCCGTCTGGCGCGGCACGGTGACGTTGCCCACGAGACCCGACATGCGGGTCGCACCGGCGGCCTGCACGATGGAGCGGTTGCGCAGGATTTCGATGAACGACATGTTGGTGGTTTCGACGAGGAAGCCGCCCTGCGCGGCGACACCCGAGGTCAGGTCACGGCGCTGCGCGTTGTCGCGGCGCTGGACTTCCATCGGCACGTAGAACGCCTTCGGGCGCTCGCCGAACCGGGCGGCGAGGGCGCGGTGGGCTTCGGCCTCCAGCGGGGCGGCCTTCTCGAAGTTGCCGTCGACGACGCCGCGGATGGCGCGCAGCAGGCTGTATTGCTGCACGTCCTGCTTGGACATGCCGACGTCGGCGGCGGACGCGACCGGCGCGGAGCGCTTGAGGTCGAGCAGCGCGGACTTGAACTCTTCGACCGGGCGGTCGAGGAACTGCTGCGCGAGGTCGATCTGGCCGTGGGCCCGGGCCAGGGCGAAGATCTCGTTGATGCGGGCGGCTTCGCCGGCGCGGATGGCGCTGGCGTCGACCGGCGCGGCGGGCGCGACGGCTGCCGGGGACGCGTTGGAATCGGACATGGGGATTGCCTCTTCGATGGTGGGGTTGGTGTCCACGGTGGGCGCATCGGCAGCGACTGCCTGATCCGCCGATCTGCCCACACCGACCGTCGGGTCCGCGGGCACGGCGACGATGGAAACCTCGAAGGGCTCCCAGTCGGTGACGCGGTACACGGGCGGGGTGGCTTTGCTGTCCTCGGCTTTGACCTGGTGGACCAGGTAGCCGACGGAGACCAGGCGGCGAACGCCGTCCAGCACATCCTGGAAAACCTCCTGGGCGCGCTGGCTCCTTCCGAAGCGCAGCACTGCTCGCGCCGTGCGATCCCCATCGAGGCTAACCGCTTCCACCACACCGACCTGGTCGTCGGCGTCATGGTTCACGAGCACCGCCCCACCCGACGTCAGCCTGCCAAGGCGGACAGCGGACGGGTCCATGCTCAGAATCTCAACGCCCCACGATCGCTCGTAGGGCAGTTCCGACGCGAAGGCGACGACAACCGTTCGCGCCTGTTCGTCGACTTGTCCGCGCTCGAGGCGCAGATCACGCTGCAGGCTCTGGCCTGCCAGCTTGCGCAGTTCCATCGGGGTTTCCTTGCGTTGCGGGTTGCAGGCCGAGCGCGGCCATGGCTTTACGATCGGCAGCCAGTTCGCGCCAGGTTTCGTCGGGGTCGCGGCCCATCTCGCGGATGACCTGCGAGTAGGACTTCAGTCCGTTCTGCAAGGCCAGCAGGTGGGCCCGCGCGTCGCGTTCGGGGTCGACCCAGTCCCAGCGGCGGCCCTGGAAGATGGCTGCATCGAACTTGGCCATCTTGCTGATCGGCATGCTGCCGAGCGCGTTGGTGAAGCTGAGCGCGTTCTTGAGCCAGCGGCTGTAGACGCGGTGGCAGAATCCGTCGATCAGCCAGCGCTGCAGGGCCTTCCAGGCTTCGCGCTCTTCGAGCACGCCGGCGCGGATGCTGCTGTAGTTGACGTTCTCGAGGTCGTTGCTGAGGCTGGTGTAGGACACGCCCAACCCCGCCGCCACGCCGCGCAGGGTGCTGCGCACGAAGTCGGCGTAGTGGGCGTGCGGGTACTGCGGGTCGAACGCCTTGATGTCCCAGCCGGTCGGCAGCTTCTCGAAGGTGCCGGGTTCGAACGCCGACAGCACGTTGCCCCGCCCGTCGTCGTCGCCCACCGGCCCACCGTTGGCGCTGCCCTCGGGGTTCTGGGTGTAGAAGCCCATCTTCGCCGCGCCGGCGCGCGCGGCCACGACCGCGGATTCCTCGAATCCACCAAGGTGGTGCAGGCGCAGCATGGCGGTGTGCAGCCAGGTTGCCCCGCGCAACTGGCCGATCTGCTGCGGCACGAAGAGCAGGTCGCACTCTTCGGCCGGCACGCGCACGCGCGGGCCACGGACGCCGCCGTAGTAGATCGGGTCGGCGCTGTCGGCCTGCGTGAGGTAGTACGCCGTGCGGGCGCCGAAGGCGTCGTATTCGACGCCCATGCGGATCTTGCGGCCGTCGCGCAGGGTGTCGTTGTAGCTCTCGTCGAGCAGCTCTACGTCGATGAGCTGCAGCTGGTAGGCGTACTTGCCGCGCCCGGTGACATGGCGCACCAGCACCTCACCGTCGCGGGCGACGGTCTCGATCAGCAGGTTCAGCAGGTCCACCCAGCCGAGCTGGCCGGTGACCTCGCAGTTGCCGTGCCGGCCCCAGTCAATGAAGGCGCGCTCGAGGCGCGTGCTGTCGATCTGGTCGACGCTGCCGTCGTCGCGCAGCGCCTGCACCTGGAAGCCGGGGCCGGTGGCACCGACCACATTGTTCTTGACCAGCCCGAGGAAGCGCCGGACGTAGTCGTTGTTGGCCGCCAGCTCGCGCGCGCGGGCGCGCATCGGGCGTAGGTCGGTGTAGAGGTCGCGGTTGATGTGGTTGGGCGTGGTCGACCAGCCCGACGTGAGGCGGCCGATCTTGGCCGCCTCGAACCGGCGCTGCTGCACGCGCGACGCATCCACGCCCTGGCGCGCCTGCATGACGCGCACGAAGTCTTCGGGGCGGGCCATGCTCAGAACCTCACCAGAACGCGGCCACCCGCGCCGAGGCCAGCGGCCGACCGCGCTGCGGCCAGCTCGCTCTGAACTTCGGCGGCGTAGACGCTGCGCAGGCGCAGCAGCTCGCTGATCGGCATGCGCGTCACCTGCCGGCCGGCGATCGACACGGCCTGCTGGTCGGTGGTCGCGCGGTTTTCCAGCACGGCCTCGATCGCATCCAGCACCTTGCGGGCGTGGCTGCGGTTGTCGTAGGGCGCGCCGATGGTGGCCGGGTCGGCCTCGATGACCAGCTCGCCCTGCCCGACGGTGAAGCGTTCGCCGGTCTTGGACGCATAGGACGCCCAGGTGTAGCGGCCGGGCGTCCACGGCGCCGTGGTGGCGGGCGGCACGTTGACGCTGTATTCGTCGCCGTCCACACCGGCGGTGAAGGTGATGGCCGACCCGGCGGCGTCGCGGCGCACGAGGCGGTAGGTCAGGCTATAGCCCGCGCTCGGCGGGTAGTCCGGCACGCTGGTGCGGAACACCAGCGAATCACCTGCGATCAAGCGCTGCTGCTGCATGATTCATCCGATGCGGCGCCGCGGCGGCCGTGAGGTGGTGGGGCCCACGCGCGCGCCGGGGCCCGCGAGGGCCGCCGCGCCGATGCGCAGGTCTTGGTCTTGGGTGCGCCCGCCGATCTGCCGCACGGCGTAGAGCACGCTCTCGCCGATGCGCCGGTCGGCGTCTTGCGGCGTCTCGCCGACCCGGCGGCTGCCGGGCGGGGCATTGGGCAGCACCTGCGCCGCGCCGGCGAGCAGCGAGGCAACGGCCAGCAGGGTGGCGCCGGCAGCGTTGGCGTCGCCCGTGCTGCCGCCGGTGGCGGCCCCAGGCATGAGGCTGGTGGTGACTGGCAGCGTGACACCGGCCGCGAGGCCGCCGCCCGTCGCCGTGCCGGC